AAGGGGGCGAGTTTCGCGCAGGGCCGGGTGCAGCCCTTTGCCAGCGGCGGGGTGGTCGATGGGCCGGTCCGCTTTGCCATGCGGGGCGGCACCGGGCTGATGGGCGAGGCGGGGCCAGAGGCGATCCTGCCGCTCAGCCGGGGCGCGGACGGCCGGCTTGGGGTGCGTGCGCAGGGCGGCGGCGGAGCGGTGAGCGTGGTTGTGAATGTCTCGACCCCCGATGTCGAGGGCTTTCGCCGCTCGCAGGGGCAGATCGCAGCCCAGCTTGGTCGCGTGATCGGGCGCGGCGGGCGCAATCGCTGAACGGGAGAGGGCTATGGGATTTCACGAGGTGCGGTTTCCGGCGAGCCTGAGTTTTGGCGCGCTTGGGGGGCCGGAGCGGCTGACCGATATCGTCACGCTGGCCAATGGCTTTGAGGAGCGCAACACGCCCTGGGCGCAATCGCGCCGGCGCTATGATGCGGGGATGGCGCTGCGCGCGCTCGACGATGTGGAGGTGCTCATTGCCTTCTTCGAGGCGCGGCAGGGGCAGCTTTACGGGTTTCGCTGGAAGGACTGGAGCGATTACAAGTCGGGCGGCGCCAAGGCGGCGCCGGATTACCGCGATCAGGTCATCGCGGCGGGCGATGACGCGCGCGTCGCGTTTCAACTGATCAAGACCTATCGTTCGGGCGCGCAACTGGCGGTCCGGCCGATCGTCAAGCCGGTGCGCGGCACGGTGCGGATCGGGCTTGGCACGGTCGAGATGCAGGAGAGGGTGCATTACGAGGTCGATGCGACCACCGGGATCGTCACCTTTGCCGAGCCGCCCAACCGGGATGTGCCGATCACCGCTGGCTATGAGTTCGACGTCCCGGTGCGCTTTGATACCGATCGGATCCAGATCAGCCTGGCCAGTTTTCAGGCCGGGGAAGTGCCCAATGTGCCGGTGGTGGAGATCCGGATATGAGCGGGTTCGATCCGGGCCTTGCGGCGCATCTGGAGACGGGTGTGACCACGACCTGCCGCTGCTGGGCGCTGCGCCGCCGCGACGGGGTGGAGATGGGGTTTACCGATCACGACCGGGTGCTGACCTTCGAGGGGCTCTTGTTTCGCCCCGACACCGGGCTGAGCGCGCTGGCGTTGCAGCAGACGACGGGGTTGTCGGTGGACAATACCGAGGCGATGGGGGCGCTCAGCGACGCCGCGATCCGCGAGGCGGACATCGTGGCGGGGCGCTATGACGGGGCGGGGCTGCGCGCGTGGCTGGTCAATTGGCAGGATGTGAACCTGCGCACGCTGCTCTTTGCCGGCACGATAGGCGAATTGAAACGTGCGGGGGGGGCCTTTGAGGCGGAGTTGCGCGGGCTGACGGATGCGCTCAACGTGCCGCTGGGGCGAGTGTATCAGAAGAGTTGCAGCGCCATCCTGGGGGACCGTGACTGCACCTTCGATCTGGAGACGCCGGGATATGTTGTGGCGCGCGTGGCCGAGGTGGTCACGGAGAACCGCGTCTTTGAATTTGCCGAGATCGGCGGCTTCGCGCCCGACTGGTTCCGCCATGGGGTGCTCAAGGTGCAGAGTGGTGCGGCGGAGGGCTTGCAGGGGATGATAAAGCGCGACCGGACGCAGGGTGCGGGGCGGGTGATCGAGCTTTGGCATCCGCTGCGGTCGGAGGTGGCGCCGGGGGATGCGCTGCGCATCGAGGCGGGGTGTGACAAGCGCCTGGAGACCTGTCGTTTAAAGTTCGACAATTTGGTGAATTTCCAGGGTTTTCCCGATATCCCCGGCGATGACTGGACGATCACCGACCCGGCAAGAGCGTCACGTCTCGATGGCGGGAGCCGCAGGCGATGAGCGCGCAGGGGGAACGGATCGTTGCGCTTGCGCGGGGGTGGATCGGCACGCCTTACCGCCATCAGGCGGCCTGTCGGGGGGCGGGTTGCGATTGTCTGGGCCTGATCCGGGGGATCTGGCGCGAGTTGCACGGAGCCGAACCCGAGCGCCCGCCCGCCTATTCGATGGACTGGTCGGAGCCGCAGCGCGAGGAGGCGCTCTGGCAGGCCGCCGGGCGGCATCTGCTGTCCAAGGCGCTGGCCGATGAGAACCCCGGCGATGTGATCCTGATGCGGATGCGCGCGGGAGCGGTGGCCAAGCATCTTGGCGTCGTGGCGCGGGTTGGCTCGGGCACCACATTCATCCACGCCTATTCGGGTCACGGCGTGGTCGAGACCGCGCTTAGCCTGCCCTGGCGGCGGCGCATCGTGGCGCGGTTTGCATTTCCCGAGGAGGGCTGAGAGCATGGCAACCATTCTGTTATCCGCCGCAGGCGCAGCGCTTGGCGGGGCCGTGGGTGGCTCTGTTCTGGGGCTGTCCTCGGTCGCGATCGGACGCTTTGCCGGGGCGGTGATCGGGCGTTCGCTCGACCAACGCCTGCTGGGGCAGGGCTCGGAGGTGGTGGAGACCGGGCGGGTCAATCGGCTGCGGCTGACCGGGGCGGGCGAGGGCGATGCGATCCCGCAGGTCTATGGCCGGATGCGGGTGGGCGGTCAGGTGATCTGGGCCACTGAGTTTCGCGAGAATGTCACCGTCACCTCCGGCAATCGTGGCGGCGGCAAGGGCAATCCGCGGCCCGCAACGCCGACGACGCGCGCGATCAGCTATTCGGTGAGTCTGGCGTTGGCGCTCTGCGAGGGCGAGATCAGCCGCGTGGCGCGGGTCTGGGCGGATGGGACGGAGATGTCGCTCGCGCGGCTCAACATGCAGCTCTACAAGGGCACGCGCGACCAGTTGCCCGATCCAAGGATCGAGGCGGTGGAGGGGACGGGCCGCGTGCCGGCCTATCGCGGCACCGCCTATGTGGTGATCGAGGATCTCGATCTCTCGCAATTCGGCAACCGCCTGCCACAGTTCAGTTTCGAGGTCTGTCGTCCGTCGCAGGCGGGCGGGCCGGGGTCCGATCTCGATCCGGTGCGCGCGGTGCGCGGCGTGGCGCTCTTGCCGGGCACGGGGGAATATGCGCTGGCAACCACGCCGGTGACGATGAATTTCGGCCTCGGCGCCAGCGGGATCGCCAATGTCAACAGCCCCTCGGAGCGGTCCGATTTCATCACCGCGCTGGAGGCGCTGACAGAGGAATTGCCGCAGGCGCGCGCGGTCTCTCTGGTGGTCAGCTGGTTCGGCGACGATCTGCGCTGTGGCGCCTGCCGGATTCGGCCGCGCGTCGAGCAACGGCAGTTCGACGCCCGCAACATGCCCTGGCAGGTCTCGAGCCTGACGCGGGCAGAGGCGGGCGAGGTGCCGAAGGATGCCGAGGGGCGCGAAGTCTATGGCGGCACGCCAACGGATCAATCGGTGATCGAGGCCATTCTGGCGCTGCAACAGGCGGGGCAGGAGGTGCTGTGTTATCCCTTCCTGCTGATGGAACAGATGCCCGGCAACGGCTTGCCCGATCCCTGGAGCGAGGCCGAGGATCAGCCGGTGCTGCCGTGGCGCGGGCGGATCACCACCTCGAAGGCGCCGGGCCAACCCGGCAGCCCGGATCGCACGGCAGCGGCCGAGGCCGAGGTGGCGGCGTTCTTCGGCACCGCGCGGGCGAGCGATTTCACGGTCACGCCGATTGCGGCGGTGCCGGTCACGCAACCGGGCACCGGGGCGCGCGATCTCTTGAGTTTCGGGGGCGCGGTCAAGCCGAGCCCGGTCGCCTATCATGGGCCTGACGAGTGGTCCTATCGGCGGTTCATCCTGCATCAGGCGGCGCTCTGCGCCGCCGTGGGCGGGGTCGAATCCTTCTGCATCGGCTCGGAAATGCGCGGCTTGACGCAGATCCGGGGGGTGAATGACAGCTTTCCGGCGGTGGCGCAGCTGATCGCATTGGCGGCGGAGGTGCGCAGCCTGCTGGGGCCGCAGGTCAGGATCAGCTATGCCGCCGACTGGTCGGAATATTTCGGCTATCAGCCGGGCGGGGGCACGCGGTTCTTTCATCTTGATCCGCTCTGGGCCGACGCGAATATCAATTTCATCGGCATCGACAACTACATGCCGCTGAGCGACTGGCGCGAGGGGGATGCGCATCTTGACGCGCAGCACTGGCCCGCGATCCACGATCTGGCTTACCTGCAATCGAATATCGAGGGCGGCGAGGGCTATGACTGGTTCTATCCCTCCGAGGAGGCGCGCGCGGCGCAGCGTCGGGTGCCGATCACCGACGAGGCCTATGACGAGCCGTGGATCTGGCGGTTCAAGGATTTGCGCAATTGGTGGGCCAACCCCCATTTCAACCGGGTGGACGGGCTCAGGGATGCCGAGCCGACCGCCTGGCTGCCGCGCGCGAAGCCGATCCGCTTTACCGAATATGGCTGTCCGGCGGTGGACAGGGGGACCAACGAGCCCAACCGGTTCGTCGATCCGAAATCTTCGGAATCAAGCCTGCCGCGTCATTCGACCGGGCAGCGTGACGAGCTCATTCAACTGCAATATCTGCGCGCCATGGCGGGCTATTGGGGCGATCCCGCGCGCAATCCGCGCTCCGATCGCTATGACGGACGGATGATCGACAGCGATCACGCTTATGTCTGGGCATGGGATGCGCGGCCCTATCCCTCTTTTCCGGCCAATACCGCGCTCTGGGCGGATGGCGGGAATTATCCGCGCGGGCACTGGATCAGCGGCCGGGTGAGCGGGCGCAGGCTGGCCGATGTGATTGCCGAGATCGCCGGGCGCGCCGGGGTCGCGGCGATCGAGGCGGATGCGGCGCGGGCCTATCTGCGCGGCTATCTGGTGGATCAGGTGGGCGCGGCGCGCGCGGCGTTGCAACCGCTTATAAA